AGGGCAGCTTGTCCGCTTCCTAGAATACTTGTGGTCTAGGAACCCGACCGAAGCGCACGCACACAAGTCCGTATAGAGTCAAGCCTCGGGGCTTTATACCAAACTTAGAGGATCGCACTTTGTACCCTGTTCGTCGGGTCACTTGGTGTTAAAACAATAGACGATATCTAAGCATGTAGTATTCTCGAGTGTAGTGCTGGCGGACGCGGGTTCAACTCCCGCCATCTCCACCAAATTTGTAAATCAAAGTTAATCATTATTGATTAAACCAGATCAAAAAGCCTTAAATCTTATGGATTTAGGGCTTTTTTAATGCCTTTAGCTTAGTTATTGTTGATCTGTCTTGATCATTGATAATCAATGTTTATCAATATAAGCTGTTATACATCTGTTATACGGTATAACAACATGCTTTCTGATGCTCAAGTAAAGGCTCTTAAACCTAAAGAGTCTCGATATTCTGTCGCCGATGGTGAAGGTCTAAACGTTTCTGTATTTCCAAGTGGGAAAAAGAAGTGGGTGCTTTCTTATCGTAAGAACGGGAAACAGAATCAGAAAACATTAGGTGAATACCCTACGATGGGATGTAAAGAGGCCCGAAATCAAGCGCGACAATTAAAAGCTGAGATTTCAGGAAAAGTAGATAACTCCCCTGCTGTTAAATTAGTTGTTGAAGAATGGCTTGCTCTAATGAAGTCGCAGTGGTCTAGCAAAAAATACTACGATACTGTTGCTTATCGGCTTGATTACTTAACAGAAGACTTTTCTAATATCCCTATTGATCAAATAACTAGAAAACAAATCTCGGCGAAGATCAAAGAAATTGTAGGAAAAGGCACACTAGAAACAGCTACTCGCACATTAAGACTTGGCCACACTCTTTTTGATTTCGCTATTGCGTCAGACTATACAGATCGCAACCCGTGCACATTAGTTGAAGATGTTATACCAGACTATGAATCTGATAGTCACCCTTGTTTGCCCGCATCAGAAATGCCTGAGTTTTTCAGAAACTTGGATAAGTCTAAATCTAGCCCTATTGTAAAAATGGCTTTGCTTTTAGTTTGTTATACAGGCACACGTATAACAGAACTATTAAAAGCTCGATGGGATTCAGGCGAATTGGATTTTGAAAACAAAGTCTGGATTATTCCAGCTGATCGAATGAAGAAACGAAAAGAATTGATGGTTCCCCTTGTTCCTCAAATTTATGACCTATTCAAAGAGCTTGAAAGCGTAAAAACGGATGATGGGTACATATTCAAGAAACGTGGAAAGCCTCATGAATACATGACCTCTGAGTCTGTTTTATCAATGATCAAACGTATGGGCTACAAAGAAAAGATGGTGACTCACGGCTTTCGATCTTTATTCTCTACACACGCAAATGAAAGCAAGCTATTCCGTGGTGAAGTCATTGATTATCAAATTGCCCATGTAAATAAATCAACCAAGCATGATGCTACAAGCCGAATTTACAACAGAGCTGAGTACTGGAATGAGCGTGTTGAGTTAGTCCAGTGGTATGCGAATGAAGTCGATTCTTGGAGGAATGTATGCGCTACTTCTACTTGACATCCTCCCCGACCTAAAGGACGGGGATTCCTCCTACGAGACGCTCATGTCCGAGCGCAAGAATGTTGAGTGCTGAGTTTATATCTCGATCATGGAATGTACCGCACTCCATGCACTGCCATTCTCTTATTCCAAGCCCTGCTCTACCCTTCGGACTACTGGAGCGTGAGCCACAGCACGAACAAGTTTGGGTGGTATAGGCTTCATTGACTTCTTCAAACCATACGCCTGCGTTCTCGCATTTATACTTGAGCATGGTTCTTAGTGTTGTCCAGCTTGCATCTAACACAGACTTGGCTAGTTTAGTCTGTGCCAGTGCTTTGGCATTCACATTGCCAACAAAGATGGCTGCATGTTCATTCACCAGTTTATGACTGAATTGATGCAGCATATTTTGACGGATATTTTTGATCTTGGCATGTATCGCTTTGACACGTTTTTTATTGTTTGCTCTTTGAGCAATGCCAAGTTTTTCCTCATATTGGCGGTAGATTTTGGGAGCTTTGAGCTTTACCCCATCTGAACAGGTCGCTAAGTCTTTTAAGCCTAAGTCTATGCCAATTGAGGTTTTAGCTTTCGTTTTTTCAGCCTTGATTACATCGACCACAAGGCAAACATACCAACGTCCACGACTGTCTTCTACAAATGAGCCTGTTTTGACGTTGTATTTTGATAGTCCATAACTGTCCCATAGTTTGAATTGGTGCTTGCCATATTGAACGTAACCATCAGCATATTTAATGGCTACTTTCTTGAACGGTATCCAACCGAGTGAACGCCTAGCTGATTTTTTATTGCTGACACGCCATTTAAGTTTGGCTTTTTTGAATTGCTTTCTACGAGTAACTAATTCTTCTGTCACTGCCTGTATAGTTTGGCTATGCAAGTTGCATTCTTTTGATGTGCCTTTGGTATATTTAGCAATATCGTATGCCGAAAAGAATTGTTGTTTTCGTTGTAGATGTTTGAAACACAAATCATTGACATAATTCCAAACAAAGTTCACCTCTAATGCTAGTTGGTCTAGCATCTTGCAATGTTTGTCTTTTATGCGTAATTTGAGTGTTTTCATGCAGTTATTTTAGCAAGATTTTTAATCATTATTATAGCAAAAGCATTTAAAACGACACTTCATGTCGTATGGCTTACGCCAGTCGCTTATATCCTCGGGATTTACGCTCCAAGGGATAAAAAAGAAAAAGTGATGCTTGCTAATGTTGAACACACTGCAAGCAAACACTAATTGAGACGTTTGTTTTTATTGAATGAGCTGTGCAGCCTGATAGAAGTAAGCACAGCACTGTGACGATTGAAGTAATTTTAAGCTGCATAATTCGCTAGAACCTCAGCTACTGCTTTACCCACAAGCCACTTTTTATCTTTCCAAATCTTCAATTCATCATCGTTCGAGATAAAAAATAATTCTAGGATAATTCCACCATTGCTAACATAAGCTAGACGGGAGTGTTGTCCTGAATTTTCAGACTTCCAGCCTTTATCGCCCCGCAAAACATTACCCATGACAGATGAAACAGCGGAACAAAGTTTTTGAGATATCACTTTATCTTTTGGTTGTGATAGCGCTTCAACACCTTTGGCAGTTTTTGGTCCTGCGTTACAATGGAATTCAACCGCAATCACTGAACCACTAATAAGCTTGACCGCTTCTCTAAGTGGAGCATTCCCTTTACCTTCTCCATCAGTCTTGATGTTGACTCCTTTGGAGCGAAGATAAAACGCAACAATATTCCGCATGTCTTGGGCGATATCGCTTTCTCGATCACTGCCATTTACTGCTCCTGGATCTGTGGTGCTATGTCCTGCTGTGATTGTTATTGTTTTACTCATCACCCACCCCACTTATTTACGTTTTTCTTCAAGTACTCTTCAATAAACGTACTTCCCAAAATACCCAAAGCACATGCAATTGCTACTAAAGCAACTGGACTCAAGTCTGGAAATTGAATTAATACAATTCCTGCAATTGTTGAAGTTGCAGATCCCAAGATTGTTCGCCCAATGATTAATCGAGCTGACAAGGGTTCGCTTGAAACTAGTAGCCTACTCATACCGATTAGCGCTCCAATAACAACTAAAGTGAAAAGTGTTTTTTCATGCTCTTGCATGCTCGATACCCCTAAATTTTGGTAATAAAAAAGCACCCGAAGGTGCTATAACTGGACTGCTTCAACCTGCTCTTTGGTTTCAGCTTCAAAGATTAGTTGTCTTGCAATGCGTCCACGTTCATGAACGCTTGCGATATGGGCTTGTAATGCTGCATAGAGTTGCTGCAACTGTGATGCACTTAACTCAGCCGTTGTATTGTCAGCTAAAGTCCAGACCTGATCTATACCAGCAACCGCTGCCACCATAATTCGACCTTGTGAAGCTTGATCTGAATCATAAACACCGCCTTCAAACTCAAAGCCTCCAAATTCAAGACTGTCGCGCCCATATTTAATCTCAGCCCATTTCTGTGCTTTGATTTCATCGAGTGAACGCGGGTCAATCCATTGTTTTGTGGTGTAGTCGAATGTGTGGTGAATGGATGGTCGCTTTGGTAAATCAACCCACCTCCCATCCACATATTGCATGTCTTGTTTGGGTGGGTCATTGACTGCTAAACAACCATGTGGAGTGTTTAGTGCAACAACATCGGGCGGACCTACTATAAGTGACAAAAGCTCACCGTTTTCTCTCACGATAGCTGTCATTTTTTCATCTCCATAACTGAAAGCCGAATGTCACTAAGTATAAAATTCACTTTTCCTGCTGTACTAGCATAAGTGCTACCTCCTGATGTACCGACATACCCAAAACCGAATTTAAGAGTGTAGGTGGCACTACCAGTAGCAACAGACTCATCTAGTGCTGCTACAAGAGAAATCGAGCCGCCATACCTAATGCCAACAGAACCAAGAATCGTTGATGGTGGTATTGACGATCTACCAACCAGCGTGGTCCCTCGATACACAGAAATAAATGCTCGAATAAGAAACCGCTCCTCTGCTGATATATTGTTATTATCCCATGAGGCATAAAGACCTGTATCTGACTGTTGAGTTATGCTTGCGTGCGCATCTATACGACATTTTCCGCCCGTTCTATTAATACTAAGAGTTGCGAGCGTACCCACATGGTTTTCCCAAGCCGAAATCTGCTGGTTTAGATCGTGAACACCAGGGATAAACACTCCAACGGATTGCTTATCTAAAGCTGTTACACCTACAGGTACAGTCACTGCGTTATCTTTAATCTTCAGCGTATCCACCTGCAAATCGCCAATCTTTGCAGTAGTAATAGCACCATTTGCAATCTGCGCAGACTTCACCGCCAACTGCTTAATATGAGCCGTATCTATTGACGCATAATCTATAAAAGCGGATTTCATATAAGCCCCAACAGGGAAAACTGTGCCTGTGTTAGGGTCGGTGTACGGTGTGCTGCGGAAAATGAATGGGTAATAACCAGCACTACCACCTGAACCAATCGCAAATGAATCAAAGTTCAGAATGAAGTTTGACTCTATGCCTGTGTTAGCACCACCCCATCCTGCCACTTTGCCGTTTACGTCCAACTTGATGTACTTTTGCGCATACAAGCCGTTGACGCTTTGCGACACAGTTTGAATTGATGCGGTGTTGTTGCCAACCGTGGTTTGTAGCGTGCTCACCTGATTCGCTGTAGCGCTTTGCTGTGTAGTCAAAGTGCTGACTTGGCTTTGCACTGTCGCGATGTTTTGTGTCGCAGTATTGGCCCTACCAAGTGCATCATTGGCTGTATTTTGAGCTGTAGCGGTGGCTGATTCAACTGTGTCAATTCGCTGCCCTAATGCTGAATTAGCATCAGCATGGGCAATCACTTCAGCCTGAATAAGCGCTGTATTATCTCCAATCTGTGCAACCGTCGTATCAATGCGCTGACTCAAAGCCATATCATTTTCAATCACCGCTGATTGCAAAGTCCATGTACCAGCAAAGCCTTCGGTTGATCCAATCAGGTCTTCAGTAGAGCCAATTAGCTTGGGATTAACCTGTGCATACACACCGTCAATCTTTGTGGTGTTGGCGCTGATTTTCCCTTCATGCTCAGCTACTTTGGCGTTGGTTTGCGATAGAGCGCCTGTGGTTGCCTTATCACCTAACTCCAATGTAATAGCATCAAGTCGAGTCGCATTGGCACCTGATTGAGTTGCAGCAACATTCGCAGTAGATAAAGCGGTTGCAGCGGTTTGATTTGCTGTATCTGCTGTATTTGCTGCCTGATTTGCAATCGCACTTGCTTGATTTGCCAAGCTTGCTGCTGATCCTGCCTGAGTTGTTGCTGTTTCAGCTTTGGTTATTGCGCTAGCAGCATTGGTTTTTGCGGTAGCCGCATTACCCTCTGCCACGGTCACGCGACTATCTAAAGCTTGAACAGCCTGCGTATTTGCAGATGTTGCTGTGACTGCTGTGCTGACTTGCTGTTGAACATTGGCAAGCGCCTGATCATTGCTGCTCTTGTAGTTGTTCAAGGCGTTAAGATTAGCAGTATCACCGCTTTGACGATCTTGAATCTCCTGAGTTAAACCGTCATTCAGATCATTTACAGCTAAAATACGCGCAGCAGTTTCAGTATCAAGATCTAGGTTGATTTGATCAACCTCAGTCTGCACTGCCGTGATGTTGTCAATCAAATTTCCAATATCACCATCAAGACCAGCAATTGTGTCGATCTTATCAATCTTGGTTTGCAAGTTTTGGTGTAATTGCGACTCAGTAATTTTGCCCGACAAAATATCTAGCACAGCGGACGCGTCTGCTGACGTTGTTGCGCTGACCCAATTTGACCACGGTCCGATGTTTCCAATACGATCGATTAAGCGACCACGGAACCACCTCGTTAAATTTGGCTGCATTCCCTGAATTGAGTGTGTATCCGTTGGATATGCGAAAAGCCCAAGTTGCGCAGCATTAGCACCATTTGCAGTGCTTGCAATCTCAATTTCCGTATAAGCGGTATCGAGCGCACCAACAGCAGGGAAAGACCAGTTCAGGCGATAACCGAACAAGATGCCTGTGGCTGTAATGTTGGCTAGGGCAGGCGGTAAACCTTGCTTGCCCGACAAAGTTGTGAGCATCGAGTAAGTCGGCAGAGATGCAACGTCAAACGCTGAAATCGCAGTGACACGCGCCTCATAATTACCAGCATAAATACCCTGTACTTCAATAGAATTGCTACCCGTAATCGGTAACTTAATCCATGAGCCATCATCCTTGCGCCATTCGACTTGGTACTTTGTAGCACCTTGCGCTTGATCCCAAGCAATCAGCATGGTTTCCACAGACAAGCCTTGCTGCACCATGTTTTCAGATGAAATCAAAACATTTGTGACTGGTGCTTGAACAGTTGGATTAATAATTGAAATTGGACGCTCATCAATGAAAGCACCGAAGTCAATCGCATCATATTTCGCTGATTCGTACTGTAGCGCAGTGATTGAAAACTGATGTTTTTCATCTTGAGTAATACTCATGACGCGGAACTTCATTGTTTTTAAGTCTTGCGCATCAACGACCCAGACATTTTCAGCAGCAACGCTATCAAACGCCACTGTGACTGTGACATTTCGCCCAACTTTTGATGACACAATTCGCGTTTGCGCCTTGCCATTTTCACCATTTACAACAAGTCGATCACCTGCACGACACACCACATCATCACGATCTAAAGTAATAATTTTACGGTCAGCACTCACAGCAGAGATACGCCCACCGTTGGCGCGACCTGCAAACAGTTCATCTGCAATTTCAATCACACGACCTGGTTGTGGAATATAACCATCAAGACCCACTTTGAAAGATACGGTCCGTGTTTCTAACTGTTCAGACTTTAGCGCCCAAAGACCAGCACGTTGCGCCTGTCCTTCTGAGGTACAACCCCAAGCATCAATCTCAGCGATACGCACGCCAAGTTTGGCAATAGCCGCTTCATCACGCACATAGACATACTCGGTTTTATAGTGATTTGCAGGGTTATCCCAAGCCACTTTTGCAACCGTATGACGATCGCGCGCACGTGTGCCTGTGTATTCAAACAGACCATCAATGACGTTAGCGCGGGTATAGGTGAAATAAGTATCTTGCGGAATATCAGCATCACAGACAATTGAATTGCCATCCCAATAACTAATTGCACGGAATACGCCTGCTAGTTTGCTTAAAATGGTATAAGCATCTTCGGTAGTTTGCAGGTAGACGTTACAGGTAAAGCGTGGCTCTTGACCACCTTTGCCGTCATCAATCATTTGGTCGCAGTATTGCGCCAAGCGGTATAAAGACCACTTGTCTAACATCGCAGACGTTAAGCGATCTCCTAAAGCATAGCGTTTTGATGTGCAAATGTCGTAATAAATCCACGCGGGGTTATTGGTGTAAGCACGCTTGAATGTGCCATCCCACATGCCTGCATAGGTACGCGCCACTGGATCGTAATTCGATGGAACCTGAAGCTTAATCCCTTTTAAATCGACTGCAACTTTTGCCACATTAGAAAATGTTTCAGCATCATATTGCAAGCCAAGCAAAGCGGTATTTGGATAACTCAGCTTTAGATCAATCACTTCAGTCAGCGCATCAACGTACATCTTGTCGCTGATATATTCTGATGTTGAATTTGGTGTCAATCGACGTACACGGACTGTCCAGCCGCTATCAGATTTTGGCAAATCAATACGGTGTGAGCGTTCATAGTTTGCAGATGTTTTATCTGAAATCTTAGTGTTTAAAACTTCTACCCATGTGCCGCCATCTGTTTGCAAGTCAATCGCGTATTGAATCGTAATACCGTTTACATCGCCATTTTCAGCATTCTGCTGACGCAACGGGCCCCACTTAAAGCGAACACGCACAGCATCTAAATCGGTATTTGAAATAGCGCGAACCCAAGGCGTATTAGATTTTAACTCAACATTAATCGCTGTTTCAGACGAAATATCAGGAAAGCCATCAATGTGTGTTTGATCATTCGTACCGTGACGAAAATCAAACTGAATATCCTGAAAATTCGATCCGCCATTTGGATTATGAAGTGGCGTTTCTTCTAAATAAACTGACTGTAAGCCATTTGCCAAGCCCTCTACTTCACCCTCAGACAAGCCATATAGAATTTTAATATAGGTTTTAGATTGTGCTGAGTCGGGTGCGATTACTGCCTTTCTTGCTTCACCACTGCCTTTCTTTGCGCCTTTAATTACTGTGTTCATGCTTACCCTCAGGCAATAAAAGTTGCTCGTTACACCTTTCTAAGTGCTTACATCAAATCTTCAGGATACTGTCCAGCACTTGCGATAAAGCCGCCGACTTCGCGCTGACCGTAAAGCACTGGCACTGGATTCCCTTGAGCGACTGTTGTAACTGCACCACCAAATCCTTTGTTTGCCTTGTTGCCGTCTTGGTTCTGGTCTTGATTATCAATCTTGGGCATAAGCATCATAGCAATACCGCCAACCATCATACCGATACCAGCACCAACAAGATTTGCGCCCCACGCCTGCCCATAAGCCATCGCAACAACACCAACAACAACCATCACCGCACCAAGAATTGTTTGCAATACACCATTACCACCCGCACCAATCACACGAGGTACAATCTTAATGACCTTGGCGCTTGTGCTCATATCGAGTTCGGTTTCACCAATATTTTGTTCATCCTGAAATACTGCGAACTCCAAACCTTGCTCATGCGCATGTAGCATAAAGTGTTCAAAGCCTTGTACTTGAACTGATAAAGCTCGCATAGCTTCGCGGGTATTATCAACAGCTAAATGAAACTCTTTGCCGAACTTCTTGGCTAGGATGCCGTACAGCTTAATTGTTTTGAGCATATCGAACTACCTTTGCAACTCGTTCTTGCCATTGCTGCCCGAATATTTCACGCACAGATTTACGTCCATATGGGTGATGCAGAATGATTGATGAACCGACACATGATTCTGTTTGCTCAGACTTCAATTCAGTCTGATCACCAAGCCAAATCACCGCATGATTGACATGCTCAGTACGTCCGACTTGGCATAAAAGCACATCCCCATATTGCGGCTGATCGACTTCAATAAAGCCCGCTTCACCAAAGCCATCTAAATACAGCGACTTATTCTCTTTAGATTCCCACCACAAATCCTGACGTTCAAAATCAATTAGCTTGATACCAAGCTCACGCTCATAAAAATCACGGACGATGGAGTAGCAGTCCTGAATGCCGTGTATATAGTTGCGACCAACAAGTGGCGCACGATAGCCACACGGTTCATATACTTCAAACTCGACATCTGGATAAGCACAAATCACCCATGGCTTTTGATGTAATTCAATCTGAATAAGATCAAGCTCAGATGCACGTGCTGAAGCATTCGGGTGTGAATGAACATAAGCCTGAATCTCGCCCATATCTTCGGCTCTCGCTAAATCCTCAGGATGGATTTCAAACTGATCTTTATTGTCTGAACTATTGCGGCATGGGATGTATTGTTTATTCACAATCACACCGCAGCACTCGGAAGGATAAACTTTAGCAGCATGTGCCTGGATTGCTTTTTTAAGTTTTGCGGTTGGTTTCATCACATTAGACTCGACGCTGGAAAACCACCAAAGCGGATTTCATTGTTGCGAATACGGCATGAAGACAAACGACCGGAGCAACGATCTAATGCCGGATTGTCTGTTGGCTCATCTTTATCAGTGAACATTGCTGCGCCTGTGTACTGGCACTCTTCACCGCGAAAATTACCCATCGCACACCAGTGACAATAGTTTGAAATCTGCCGAACTGGTATTTTTAAACCTTCAAAATCAATTGGATTTGAGAGTTCAAAAGTGACGGCTTGCGCATTTTCAGAAGTCTTTTGCTCGATATACCACAGCTGCTCTTTTGCTTCATTTGATGCGGTCGAATTGCCAGTGCTAAAATTTTCAGCGTCAAGATACTTGGCGAGTGTGGTAATGACTTTGAGCTTTGCTCCTGCAAAATCACCGAACTGTAAGCAGTAAGCTGAAATTGCGCCTTGAATGCCGCCGATGTTGTTTGCCATGCTTAAAGTTGGTGCTGAAGCTTTACCATCCGAACGCATCTCAAGCCCAGACACTTCAAGCGCCATGGGTTCAAAAGTCTGACCTTGCCAAATGATATTTCGCTGCCATGCCTTTTCAGTGCCCGAATCAAAAGCTTTACCAATTGAACCTATGTCAGCGCCGATTAACTCACTTGAGCCGATGGAAGTATAAATGCGCTCCCAATCTTCATAAGAAATATGCCCGTGAAAACGTAAAATGCCCGCACCTAAAGTGCGAGCATCGAGTTCAAACAGGGTGATTAGCCCATCTACATAGAGCTTTTGAAAGTCACTGTTCAGGGTCATCTGTCACCTCAACTTCAGGCTGCGGAAGCTCTTGTAGACGTAGATCAATCCAACGGTTTTCTGTAATATCAACCGGATTATCTAGATCAGCCACAATAGATGCCGTCTCAAAATCAAACTTTTTCTTATAAGTTTTTACTGAAATGTCGCCATTTTCTAGTGTTGTGTAAATCACTGAAAACAGGACATTACCATTAGCATCTTTTGGGGTTTCCACATACCAGCCTTCCTGTGCAAAACCTGTTGAGCCTTTAATTAAATAATCACCTACACCTAGCTTCTCAAATGTAATTGGCTGCTGCTGCGCTTCATCGTTCATTTCGATTTTATCAGAGAAAAGCTGAACAATTGGCGATGCACGCTTAACAAAGCCGTTACTGTCTACTGTTGTGTTTTTGTCGTGCAGAACAGTTGCAACCATTCCAAAATATTCTTGTTCTGTAGCAAATGCAGAACCGTGTATTGCCCTAAATTTCATCACTGGGGTAGAAGATGGCCCCTGATTCGCTTGCACATATATCTCAGCACCCCTACTGCTGTTGCCGAGCGACATCATTATTACGCATCCGCTTGCGCCAAAACCTTCTGCGGCACCTGCTGTGTAAAACCCGCTAACTGGTGCTACTGTTGTAGAGTGAGGCTTAGCTAAAGCTGATCCATTTGTAGAGCCAATTCCAAACGCTGCGACTTGTACCAAATTTCCAACTGCCGTTCCCACATTTCTCAAAGCAGCATTACCAAGCTCCAAATTCGTTCTAGCTGCTGCTGCCGTAGTTGCGCCTGTGCCACCTTTTGCGACTGGCAATGCTGCTGGCAAGACTCCTGATGCGTTGGCACCCAATTGAGCATACAGCTCATCATCATTCGCTTGTAGTTTTGCTGAACCTGAGCGGAATGTGTCACCACCTGCGCCCGTTGGTGCTGTACCTGGATTAATTGTTTGTTTAGCCATAATTTACGCCCACAAAAAAGCCCTCGATTGAGGGCATAAAATTGATTGAAGTTAAGGGTAAAAGACTTGGGTGAAGGTTGTGGAGATTCGCCACACTAAACCACCCACTTTTGAGACTTGGTATTCACTGGCTTTTACTCTCACTTCACCATCAAGTAGCGAATCCCATAAAAATGAATCCGCACCGTTATGTGCATCAAAAAAGGCTTTGATTGCTAAAATCTCATCCTTCTTTGCTGTGCGTTGATATGGCCATTGCCCAGATCTATTGTTAATGCCGACAGATACGTGTTGCTCGTAACCATCACCAAATTTGCTTGAGAGTGTATTAAATGCTGACTCTTGAGAGTTGCCCTCTAAGTCTTGGCACCATGTGAATTTTTGGTTGCTCATCGTGATAATAATCCCCCTTGACGCTGTTCTTGACGAATGATAGTGCGAACAGCATTGCCAATTATTTGACCAAGCTGCTTCTGATCCTGAGTATTAGCACCATTAGTATTAACCCCTGAATCAGTTACATACACTTGGATTGTGACAGGCTGTTCAGAAGATGAAACTGTTCTCTCCAAACTCCCACCCGAGTTGATGGCATTCAACGTATCAACACCAACGCGTTTTGTAGCTGCGGCATTCAATACATATTCCTGACCATGAACTACACCAGCCACATCACCTCGGCCCATGTTGCCTGTGTAGCCGCCTGAAGAGAAGCCTTGCGGAGTTGCAGCTTGGATGAGAGATACAAATGTACCCGATTTAATTGTCGCGATCGCTGCTGCTTCTGCTTTTTGGTACCAAGTACCTGGCTCATTTGCATAAGCATCTGAAGCAGCTTTCCACATGTTCATTCCAGCCTGCGCCAATGCGAATGCCCGCTGACTTTCATAAAGAATGCGGTATGCACTTGATGACTCACCAAGCATATTTTTAAACATACCAGCTAATGCACCAGTTACATTAGCTCCATAACTTAACTGAAGGTTCATTGAGTCATTTTGATAAGTTGATTCAATCAGTTTCAAACGCTCAAAGTGTTCCTTCATGATTTGTTCACGTTGTGCATTTAGAGCTACCATATTTGCATTTGGATCTTGTTCCTGAGTTTCAATATCAGCAAGCTGGCTATCAAATACTTTTTGAGAAGCATCATAACGGCTAAAGCGCTCCTGTTCTAAAGCGAATTGTCCACTATTACCAGTGATACTCGCCTGAATACCATCCCAGTTTTGAACAGCATTATTCACTTTATCGCGTGTCTCTTTATCCTGATTGGCTTTAGATAATGCGATTAGCTTTTGCCGCTCTTCTATAGAAAGCTTGGTATTCTTAAGAATTTCCTCCCGTTCGAGTCTGTAACGTTCCTGCATGGCTTGGGTTTCTGTCAGTAGAGCTTGTTTAGCCTGAAAAAGACGTTGCTCCTGAGTAAGCTGAAGTATTGCAAGCTCATCTTTGTATATAGCATCCAAAGACTGTTTCCTTACTTCACGCTCCTCTTTAGTCATACCTTTAGTCGCATCAACTCTTGCTTTAGCAATTTCATAACTTTTAAGTAGTTTTTGTTCCTCAGACCAATTCCAAGCATCTACATCCTGTTGGTACTCAAGAAGGTATACTTGTTTGCGCGCAAGACTAATAGACTTTGCCTCATTAATTAAATTAGATTTATCCTTATCAGATAAACTTGCTTTCTGAATATCCTGAATTTCTTTAGTCAGATCAGATTCAATCTTTACAAATTCACTGCCATAGTCATAAAGGATTTGCTTGGCTAATTGGGCATTTTCCTGAGCTATACGAGCAGATTCTGTAGCCTCTCGCTTAGCTTCATTTGCTGCTCTCTTCGATTCTGATGTTGATTTACGTGCAGCAGCTGCACTATTACGTTTAGCTTGGGCAACTGCCTCCTCACTTGCTTGGAGTTTTCGGTTGGCGGCAAGATTCTGATCAATAATCTTTGCATCTTGAGCAGATATCTTATTACCATTCTGAACATATGCCTCAGCAAAGGCTTTTGCTCTTTCAGGATCAAAACCATAATTTCCAATAAGTTTGTTTGTAAGCTCTGTCTTAAAAGTACTTTGCTGTAATTTCTTTAGATAGTCGCTCAGTGCATTAGTTGCATTATTTGCAGCACCTGCAACACCATCCAAACTGTTCGCATGGATATTATTCTGATTAGCTGCATTTTGTGCTGCATTACCTTGAAGCTTTGCTTCTATACCTACAGCTTTTAAGCCATCTACCAACTTTACGCCTGCAAAATATGCCTGATCATACCCTTCAACTTGTTTTTTAAGTGCGTTATAGAGGTCTGGCGGAATACTCATGCCATTGAGTCTTCTCAGTGCTTCTGTGTAGCTAATTGTTCCTAGACGAGCTTCATTGGATATTTTTGTTACCTCTACATTTCCTTGTGCAAAGTTTTGAATATCAATTAAAGCCGCACCTGCTGCTAATTCTGCATCGCGTAAAGCCTTGTTCTGGGCTTCTAACGCAGCTGTCATATCATTTATAGCTGACTGTTTTTCCACACCATGAAGTTTACGTAACTCTTCTGCTGCTTGATTTGCCACCTCTGCTTGCTCTTTAAGTTTTTGGTTGGCCTTTTCTGTTCGGTCTTGCATATACATGTAGCCAGCAGCTAATGCTGTAACACCGATAGTTAGAACGCCTGCCCAACCACCTACTAAACCAAAAATTTTAGAACCTACGCTTGTTGCTGTGTTTAACGCATTTTGAGCCGCAGTTTGAGCTATTACCGCTTGCGTTACTGCATCTGAAGCAATTTTGTATCGTGCATTTGCAGCAGTTGCCCCAAATTTTGCTTGCGTCTCAGCATTAGTCGCCTGAACATTTGCAAGGTGCGCTTTAGCTTCATTTACTTTTAAAGTAGCGAGGATGAGTGCATCTTGTTTTTGTGCTTGATCAGCAACCTTTTGAGCAGCAGAAGCAATAAGATCCGATTGAACCGCAACTGTTTTCGAGATTATCGCTTTGGTGATTGCTCCAATTCCTAATACAACTGCACCATCTGCCAATAATTCAAAGTTGTTAGCAAGACCTTCTATTGAGCCTGAAAGTACTTGCGCAGCACCTGAGCTTCGACCAGCCTCTCCAATGAACTGAGTTAAACTATTGCTTAATAAGCCCAATGATTGACCAATTGTTGAATCAGTTTTGCCAAATTGTTTGTCAGCTTCATCTGACATTTTTAATAATGCTTTGGTGACCTTCTCAGAGGTTAATTCTCCATTTTCTGCCATAGATTTAAGTTGGCCAATAGGAGCATTCATCCCTTTTGCTAACAACTGCATTAATCCGTAGCCATTTTCCATTACTGAGTTGAATTCATCCCCTCGCAATGCACCACTACCAAGGGCCTGACCTAATTGCATAATTGCAGCATCCGCTTGGGCTGCTGTTGCTCCTGATAGCGCAATTCCTTTAGAGATTGTTTCTGTTAATCGCCCAATATCCTCTTGCGCAAGCCCGACATCTTTGGCATTCATTGCTAGTTTTTGATAGACAGTAGCAGTCGATTCCCATGATGAACGCGAGCGTTGTGCAATCTCAAAAGTATTATCCATTGCTGTATTTAGTTGGTTTTGCCCATCTGTCACAAGCTTCAGTTGGTTCTGGATGCCCGTGTAAGTGTCCATCTTAGAAATGGCGGCACTTACAGTAACCAATCCAGCCATGTATCCTGCAAGTTGACGTGTTGCTACAGATAGGCCATCCATTGATTTAGTGGCAAAGTCGCCTTTGCGTTCAATGCTATCCAGCTCATTGCCTAGATTGCGTGCATTTCGCTCTGCATTTTTAGCATCAATTACAATGACGAGACGTGATTCTTGTGCCATCTTTACTTTCCTCTAGGCAATAAAAAACCCACTCAATGAGTGGGTTAGTAACTAAACTTAACTATCTATCAGATTCATCAGCTACGGCTGCAATATCAGCCGCGGCAGCTGCTGCTGCCACCTCTACACTAGGCATAGATTCATCCCAACTTTCACGCAACTTCTCAGCTTCTCTTTCGTGCTTTTGATTTCTATAGATTGTTTCAATTTCTTTATAGCGCTTGTTGTCAATTTCATTGAATGGACTATCTTTGACACCAACAACTCTTTTAATAGCTTTATTTAAATAAAAGTTTGAACCTTGAAACTCAGCAAGAGGAATATGTGCAGACAACCCAATATCTTCACCATCACTTTTCAACTTGTATAGATAAGTATTCAATGGCTCAGGGCTTGCCTCATCTTTATTCAATCGATAAATAAAGCTACATTGATAATATCCTCTTATTGACGCTCCATATGAGTTGTGGGCCTCATAATCAATATCAACTGTTAATTCTCGGAACCTAGCTTTCTCTTCCTTGATACTGTCTTTTACTATTCCATCTTTAGTAATTAGATCACCAAATACATTAGTAATATCCTCAGCTGGCGGAATAACTGTAGAGATATTTGCCTCTCCAATCTTTAGGCTGGATGGGCTTTTTAATGAGTTGGTTAGATAATCAACACACTTATCATAAGTTGAATTGAATACTTTTTTATCAACCCCAGTATTAGCTTCTTTGCACCCACCTAGTAAAACCACCAAACCTAATAAAATAATCTTTTTCATAAAAATACCCTCATATTTGAGGGTATTTATAGCACAGGTTTCGGTTCGTTAGGAGGTTAGGTTCAAAACTCTACTGATCGGCGTTACAGCGTACAGATTTGACAATATCTCTGCTTCTCTTTTAAAGGCTTTACTCTTTTCTCTATCATCCATAAAAACTTGTAATGATAGATTTTCCACAAAATTGGAGAGGTCTAAACCTTTTCTCAGTAGCTTCCCTGTATTTTCAGAGGTTGGTTCACACACATCAATAAATTTTGATCCTGCTTTAAAAGCAAAATGGTGTTTAGCTCCTGAGGCACCAAGTACATCAATATTTTGCTCCAAGGCGCTTCCATATTGCAAAAATAAGAAGCCCTTAATCTTAGTCACAACCTCATCAAAAGATTGTTCTTCAGAAGAGCTAGGGCAATATGATGTAATTCGAGATAATAGGCCAAGCATAGCACTTATCGCTGGTTTGAGTTCCGCGATAGAAGCCTCGATCTGCAATTCAGTTCCATTAAACAGAATGCTGTCTGAAGTTTGGTTGATTTGACGTTTTATAATTTCCCTTGCCTTGTCTGGCATTGGCAAATTATCTGCAAACATTCTCATGTTTAAACCAACATCACGAATCCAAACACGATCTTTAGAGGTCTTAATATAATAGGTTGAAGGTCGACCATCAGCAAAAAAGTGTGGTGTAGTTACTCCCAGCCACTCCTTGTCTTTATCAAAGCACTCAGAGCCCAATGACTGGATAATGCTAGCAACATTACTCATATAAGCTCTCCTTCAAATGGTTGATGACACTGACCAAAAATAGTTAAATTGGTCTTAATTCTAAATTCTTTAAACCAATTATACCAATCAAACGATTCATCATCCTTAACTTTGGTCGTTTCTCCAATTATATACCAA